GAAGCAAACCCTAACCAAGTTAAGGGCAGAGCTTAAAACAGCCTCAGAATGGCGTACAGAGGCTCAGGCAGCATTCAATGCCTACGTGAGATACCGTGATAGAGATTTGCCTTGTATAAGCTGTGACGCGTCAGGAGACCATGATGGACTTGGTGGATACTGGGACGCTGGTCATTATCGGAGTCGAGGTGCAGCTAAACATTTATCCTTTAATTTACAAAATTGTGTAAAACAGTGTAGTCGCTGTAACCGATATTTGAGTGGTAATGTCGTTGAGTATCGTATCAGGCTAATAAAGCGTATCGGATTAGATAAGGTCGAAGCCCTAGAACATAACAACGATACTGTTAAACACGATATAACCTACCTTCGCAGAATTAAGCAAATATTTAAAGCAAAGCTCAAGCTCAAAAAGAAACAATCAACTATCTATTAATTCCTAAACAAAAGGGTTTACATTCTAAACAAATGGGTTTACTATTACCTCAAGTTAAGTAAATCACAAACGGAGCATCACATGACAGACGTTACTAATAGTTTTAGCCAGATCGTTTTAGCAAACAAAGTTGACAAGAAGTCTCGCGTAATAGCATTTGATGCTGTTGCATGGGAATCTCAAGACAGGTATTACGGAGCTGTACAGAAAGGTTTTTTAGTTGATGGTGAGTTTGTTAAGTTTGGCAGCTACCAGTATCCTAAGATTTACCCTTCATTTGAAGCAGCAGCTAAGGCCACATACGGAATTGCAAAAGAAAGAATCGCTAACTTATAACAATAACGGGGCTTTGCCCCAAGGAGTATTTATGAACGATCTTAAAAACATGAACGCAGTTAGTAAGCAGATCATCACAGACAAGCGCATAACTCTAGCAGTATCAATACTAGGAGTCATTATAGGTGCAGGCTGTGTAGTCCTATCAATCCATGTGGCACTGGGGTAACTTATGAGCAAAATCGGAAATTACGTTGTAGAGCTTCAAGAATTAACAGACTCAGTAATGGAGCTAGAGCCTTTTGATGACTTCTTCTCTATCGATGAGATATATGGCTGTGACCATTGTATTCTAAGCCCTGATGACGATGGTTTTATCCTTATTCATAAGAGCGACTGCCCAGTAATTAAACTGCGCGAAGTCCTTACCAAGCAAGGGAGTAAGTAAAATGAATATTGAAAGACAAGTAGAGATCATGGAAAGTCAAATGTCATGTTTTGAAAATTTAATGGAGAAGATGCAATACATGGCAGAGTTCTTCGCCCCTGATCCTGAGTTTACAAAAGAAGCAAGGGATATTGTTATAGGAAATATAGCTAAAAAGTTACCACGTTAAGGATTAATAAAAAAAGCCCCACTTGCAATTAAACGAGTGAGGCTTTAGAATAGATTGTGTTGGTGAAGAGGTTAGAGCCTCATTCGAGCCAGCGAGAGTCAGAAAAGAACCAGCGCCAACACAGGTGTTAGTTTAACATTAGCGTTATACCAACGCAATATTCTTCTCTCGCAGCATCGAATCCAGCAATAAAATGCGGGTTTCTTTAGTGTTGCCGCACATCAAACAACGCTCATGCCAACTACAAAGGCTTTAAACGTAGGATAGCAATCACCGCACAGGACTGATGGGACTGACCAACGCAGCGCAATGCCGAGGTACAAACATAGTAAGCGGACACAAGTAGGGAGCAGACCAGCTCAACAAGGATAGTTGAATGGTTTATGCAAATTACGGTGATTGGATCAAGCAAATAGCATATCGTTAGTTAGGGTTACTTGTATAGGTGTCCCAAACCATCTAGTGACGAGTATTGTCTGGAAAAAGTGAGAATAATTATTATGGAAGACTATAAATTACAATTAAAAGTTCAAAACGGCCATTTATTTCGTATGATGGAGTCTCGCGGCCTTAGAACGGTTGCAGAGTTATCAAGAGCTACTGGCGTTAACCAAGTAGAGCTAGGTAAGATTGCTAACTTAAAGAAGGCTGTATATGCCCATAGTGGCAAGCTCATATCGTCATACGAGAAGTTATGCAGTTTCTTCTTTTGCGATATTACTGATCTAGTACCTGAGCAGCACATTGTTAACCCATTGCTTAACTCTGTAACTGAAAAGTATGTGACAAAATACGAGCTTGCAGCACTTGAGATAGACTCAACTAATCCGTCATTAATGATTGATAAGGACTCAATATCAGTCGAGAGTATTCTTGACAAATCACCTCTAAGTGAGAGACAGCAGAGGGTTATAAAAGGTCGATTTGAGGATGGAAAGACTTACTCCCAGATAGGTATAGAGCTTGATATTACTAGCACAAGAGTTCGCCAGATTGAAGATAACGCATTACGGACTATGCGCCGCACAAGCTCCAGATTTGCTGAGTCAATGGAAGTCTACAGAGAAGAGGCTATCTAATGGAACTACGCCCACACCAAGAAAAAGCGATTGAGATGCTACGTGCTTCACTACGCAAGGGTAACAAGCGACCTATACTTGCAGCACCTTGCTCATTTGGTAAGACCATCACAGCAGCGGCACTACTAAAGTCAGCGGTGTTGCGTGGCAAGAAGGGTATCTTTATCTGCGACAGGATTAAACTGGTACAGCAAAGCCTTGAAGCATTCAGCCATCACGGTTTAGACTTCGGTGTAATACAAGGTAACCATGAGCTAACCAACCGTAACGCACCTATACAGATAGCCAGCATCCAGACGCTAGCACGTAGACCTAAATTGCCTGAGTTTGATCTAGCGATAGTGGACGAGTGCCAAACACACTACGCCTCTCTAACCAAGATCATGGACACGTACAATAACATACCATTTATCGGGCTAAGTGCTACGCCCTACTCTAAAGGGCTAGGTAAGCACTACGATGATCTAATAGTTCCTATCACGCCGCGCCAGTTACTAGATCAAGGCTACCTATGCCCAGTGGACTACTATGGTGGCCGTAATGTGAGCTTGAAAGGCGTTAAGACTAAAGCCCTATCTACTGGTGGTAGTGACTACGATCCTAGCAGCCTAGCAGCCGCTACAGAGGACGACAAAGGGTTAGTAGGTGACATAGTAAAGAACTGGATTGAACATGGCGAGAACGGGCAAACAATCGCCTTCGCCCCAAGCATTAAACATTCAAAGCATTTGGTTGATACATTCAACGGTGCAGGTATATCGGCAGAGCATATTGACGGATACATGGACGATGAAGAGCGCCAGATGATCTACGATGCGCATGATCGTGGTGAGTTTAAAATACTCTCATGCTCACGGTTGCTTAATACTGGGTACGATGCTCCTAAAGTTTCATGCTTAATTGATTGTTTCCCTACCAAGTCACTAATTACATTTGTACAGAGAGCAGGCAGGGTAATGCGCACCTCAGAAGGTAAAGACAAGGCTGTTTATCTGGATCATGCAGGTAACGTAGCGCGTCATGGTTTTGCAGAGGATATTATTCCAGATGTGCTAGATGATGGTACGCAGAGATTCGATGAAAAGAAGCTGGTCAAGGAAAAGAAAGAGGCTAAGGTTAAAGAATGCCCTCAGTGTACACAGCAAATGGTTGGCCTGCGCTGTAAGTGCGGTTACGAGATACCAGTAAAGGAACAGCTAGAGTCTACCAACGAGATTCTAACCAAGCTAACACCAGAGCAGAGAAACAAAACAGCAACAAAAGAAGACAAAAGTGTATTCTATTCCGAGTTATTACTGTACAGTAGAGGTAAGGGCTATAAAGACGGTGGCTGGGCTAGTCACAAGTACCGTGAACGCTACGGAGTCTGGCCTAATGCTATTAAGCCTCACATGGTAGATGGCATAAGTGATGAAACTAGAAAATATATAACAAGTACCCAAATCAGGTACAGTAAACGGAGTAGTGCAGCATGAAAATTTCAAACGAGTATCGCATTGAAGCAGAAGCACATAATTGGATATTAATCCAGAGTCATAAATCTAGTAAGGTTAGCGAAAAAACAGGTAAGCATGAAACTATTGAGAAAAAGACCTACTGGGGTACGCTACAGCAGGTAGTAAATAGGTTGGTTAAAGATGAGGTTAAAGGCTTAGATAATCTAATGGACGTTGTTAATAGTGAGAAGATGATCGCTGACTTAATCCTAAATCAAATATCCTCTGACCTAAGCACAGGGCCATACAGACTACGAAAGCATGGTGAACAACTATGAACATAGCATATATAGCAGAGGCGATAGGGTTGAAAAAGATGGGTGGTGAGTATAAAGGCCCATGCCCATGCTGTGGAGGTGATGATAGGTTCCACATCAAAGAAGGGCGAGGTGGCGTTATGCTATTGCACTGTAGATACTTATGCTCTTACGCCTCAGTAATGCGTAACCTAGAGGATCGTGGGCTGGTTGAGAAAGAGCCTTTTGAACGAGTAGGGCCAACAAGCTCACAAAGAGCCACCATTGAAACGGACAAGGTTTGCATGATGATCTATGAGGCTGATAAGCGTGGTGGCAGGGAGCAATCACTAGCTGACTATAGGCGTTATAAGCTGGCTAAGGAGAGGCATGGTGCTATGACTTCTCAATCTATTTAATAAATAACGGAGTAGCGAATATGAATATCGAACTAACACAAGAACAAGTCGAAGCATTTAACCGAGGTGAAAGTATTACGATAACGCCTAAGGTTAAGCCTAAGCAGTGGGAGCCTAGCGCTGAGTTTGGACGTGGGGTATGTCCAGAGCTTGAAACTCAAGTTCGATTATTAGCGTATGTGTATGAGTTTGGTGGCGCTTGGGAGGCTGATTGGCGCTTCAAGGCTCAAAATAAGTATTATATTGTTTATGATACCCTCTCAGGTGAGTGGGAAATTGATTGCTGCTATCGAACATTTAGCTTAGGTAATGTTCATATGTCGCAAGAGTGCGCACAAGGTCTAATAGCTAAACTAGAATCAGGTGAGGTGGTGCTTTAATTAGCGCTACTGAATGGATTAGTATAGTATGCTACTTATGGTTTTTAAACGGCATACTTGCATGAGTGAAGAAGAATACAAATTGCTATGCTACTCCAAAGCAGAGGCAGCAGCTATAGTAAGAGAAGAAGCTAGGCTGGAACTAGAGCGAGCCAAGGTAGCTAACAAGGTTCGCACTGGTACGTCTGATATGAAGGAAGCCATAGAGCTAGGCATTACGCTAGAAGAGTACAAGGCAATGGTGTTATAATAAACCTTTAAGTTAAGTCCACCCCAGCGAGGAGACAATCATGGCAACTAAACCAACAGGGCTACCAGAAGGCCGTCCCACTAAGTACACACCTGAACTATTAGCAAAAGCTAATAAATACATAGAAGAAAATACTAGAGCTATACCTAGCCGCATTGGGTTAGCTTA